GCTTGCTATATCCATGAACTCCTGCTTACTAGCATCAGGTGGCATCAGATAATAGGTGCGCTCGTATTGTACCCGTGGACTACCCCTCATTTCAGTATCCACCACCACAGGTCTGGGTCTGGGTCGGGATAGGAGCTTTGCTTCTGCTTCTCTGCGCCTGGTAAGAGCTGGGAGCTTTTCACCTCCAGCGTGGTCGTAGCGTCTAAGCAACTTCGCAGCAGCGTCAAAATCCCCTGTGTTACATACTTTAATAATACGGCTAATGCCTGTAACCCCAAGGTTATAAGCAGCCGATAGAAGCGCAGTTTCTTGGTCGGGTAATAGTGTAACGTAGAGTGCGGCAGTAAGGCTTGTTGCGTACTTCTTGAGGTCGCCTTGGAGTTTCCTTGCTGCTTGTTCTTCGGTGATTGTTTGTCCTTCATAGCTGATACTTCCATAGCCTATACTCCATTGGTGGTAATCCCAATAGGAAGTTAGACGTAACCCTTCAAAGCGTTTGACAAACTCAACTGTTTCATTACTTACCTCGACTGTGCTTGCCATTCTTCATATAGGTCCTCACGCAAAGTATCGCATAGCTCTGCCATGTTTTTTACTGGTCCATAAATTACATCGGTTAGGAAACACACATGGGCCTTGTTGTATTCAGCGATGTTTTTGACTTGTTGTATCTGTATTGTGTTCCATACAATAAGGATACACGCACTCAAGAGGATACCCACAAACACAAAGTCCATAAGATTGAGGTCCTGCTTCTTTTTTTCGCTCATCGTTCTTTATCCGCTGGGCTGTTCGGGCCATTCTACGTCCTCCGCATCATCGAAGTCTTGTGGTATATCTCTTAGCTCTTGGCGATATGCTTCCCACGCAGCTTGGTCTTCCTCATTTAGTGGGCTATCACCAACAGCTGTCCAGTCACAACTACGTAACAGTATTCTACGTGTATCACGTATAGCTCGCCACGGTATTTCCACTTCTTTTTTTCGCTCATCGTTCTTTATCCGCTGGGCTGTTCGGGCCATTCTACGTCCTCCGCATCATCGAAGTCTTGTGGTATATCTCTTAGCTCTTGTCGGTATGCTTCCCAATCTGACTTATCTTCTAAAGGATAGTCAGGCATTAGGATATGGTCACTACCAGATAACAGACTGTCTCGCTCTCTACGTACTCCTTGCCAGTCGAAGTCATCTTGAGCCTGCACTAAGCCTGATTCCAAACTAGCTTTAGTCGGCTTACTGTACTGGTCATCATGGATAACGAGATTACTGTACACCTTATCTGTAAAGTCTGACCAGCCGAACCATTGCCCTTGATGTAGCTTTACTAATACATCCTCGATGTGGTCTGGTCTACCGTTTTTAGCAGTCATGTTTATGTGTCTCCTAATCTAATAAACGTCATGTATGTATGGTTTGCACCAGACGAACCAGCAGTGGTAACACCGCTTTGTTCTGGTACTGAATCAAACCTGACTTTATGCGTAGATGTATTGGTTACATCAAACAGAACATTGAGTGTGGCGTGGGTATAGCGTGTTTCGCCCGACACCAAGTAACTCGCTGATTGCGCTGCTGTACCGTATGAAGAATTGTCAGTGGTCAATCGTATCATAGCTTCATTGTATGGGCTGTTGATATTGTCATTAGTTTCGATTACAAAATTTATCCACCAAAAACCAGTAGCAGGAAAGGTGAAAATTCCAGAACTTTCTGTCATTGAAGCACCAAGTGTGCCTTGACCATCTGTTGATGTCTCAGACAAATTAGCATTGATAGGAGCTTGAGTACCAGTGAAAGAACTTGTAAGTGTCCATATTGAAGCATGAGTAATACCACCGGCTGCTGCAACAACAGATGTTCCGTCTGCCTTCGTGTAGGAAATACACTGGACCGTATTAGCACCAGTAGACTGGAATATTCCTACATCTCCTGCGGCAGTAGTAATGTTTGCCGCACCTGGAAGGTCAAGGTTGGTAGCATGGTGCGTCATTGTCAATACACCGTCAAACTGCAGGGTGAATTGCCTGTCAGCCGCTACGGTCATTGCCGCAAAATTGGTTGTACCTGTTACGTCAAAATAATCACCATCAGTATCAATGACCAACGGTGAGGCCGATGAGATGTCACCACCCTTCTCGGTCTGCATGTAGTTACCATTAGCATCTAGAAAACCACCTAACTGGGGCGATGAATCAGCCGCAAGACTAGCCATACCACCTGAAGCTGGGTCCTCCCATCCGATACCACCACTACCATCGACTGTTAGTACCTGGTCTTCGCTACCTACGGTTTTGATTGCTATCGTACCTGCGGCAGAACCTGCCAGTATACCACCTTTGGCTATACCTGATATGTCGGTTTCAATACCGCCACTCTCATGCTTGAGTTGACCTGTAGAAGAAGTAAATGCTGCTAATGCTACGGGGTCGCCGCTACCATCTCCGACTACAACGTTGCCATCTGACAACACACTCATAGCCGTAACAGCACCAGTACCTGAGCCTAGTAATACTCCTCCATCAGTGAGGGATGATGCTCCTGTACCCCCATCTGCAACGGGTACATCAGTTCCACCTGCTCTATATACGGCATTTCCTTCAATAGTAATATCGCCTGAGCCACTTCTAGCAATAGTAGTGTCACTGGCATGTCCAAGTTCAACACCTGTAAACTGAGGTGAGTCTCCTGTACCTACACCTATAGATGTTCTAAGGGTAGCACCAGACTCAGCCACAGGGTCAGTCGAACCATCTCCGACTATCATCTCGCTGTCAGCTAGTACACTCATAGCAGTTACAGCTCCAGTACCACTGCCTAATAGAACGCCTCCATCGGTAAGTGATGAAGCTCCTGTTCCACCATCAGCTACTGGTACGTCTGTACCGCCTGCCCTATAGACTGCATTACCTTCTACCGTTATGTCGCCAGAACCGCTACGTGCAATGGTTGTATCAGTAGCATGTCCTAGTTCTATGCCTGTTAATTGAGGGGAATCGCCCGTGCCTACACCAATCGAGGTACGTAATGTTGCGCCACTCTCTGCTACAGGGTCAGTAGTTCCGTCACCAACAATCATCTCGCCATCCGATAATACGGACATGGCTGTGACTGCACTAGTTCCAGAACCTAATAATACTCCCCCGTCAGTTAGTGTGGCTGCGCCTGTACCACCATTAGCTACAGATAGCACACCACTAGCTGCGTCTGCTCGACTGTACGAAACAAGTCGCCAATCTGCCGCAGCATACTCATGTAGTACGGCTACATCGCCTGCCGCTGTGGTTATGTTTTCTCCGTCTGGAAGTACAATATCGGTACTGTGATGGGTCAACGTTAGTGCGCCATCAAAGTGCAATAATATAATTGCACCTATTCCTCTGGTTGAAATTGAAGTGATAGCAGTCGTGCCAGTTATATCAAAAGCATTACCATCACTACCTAAAGATAGGGCGTTGGCACTAGATAAGTCTGCGCCTTTCTTCCATTTAGGAAATCCGCTGGCATCAGCGTGATTTAGTATGTCGGCTGCTAGTGCTTGACTATCAGATGCTATTGTCATGTTCCTACTCCTACCATTACTGGTTTACCTATTACCTCTAATATTCTGGGTACTAATCGCTTTAAATCTCGCTGATATAGCGGCACAACACGCCATCCCTGGCTAGTTAAGCCTATATTTCTAAGTATATCACGGGCTTGACCTTCTGCTACTCCGTGAAATGGGCCTTGATACTCCAAATCTATCTTGTAATCGGGTAGCAAGAAGTCCGCTCTCGCTCCTCCTAGTATACCCCCTCCTAATACATTACGCTGTACTTGAAAGTTGATTTTTAGGTCGGTAAGAGCTTTATGTATACGACTTTCAGGTAGATTTAGACCTGGCACCTGGGTTACAGGAGGTAAATCAGGACGGGACAACCTAATAAGTTTACGGGCACGTATATTAATACGTGGTGCCGACATCATTTTACGGGGACTGCTAATTAATCGTTTGGGCATTAGGTCTTATTATCTAGTGTTATTGTAACCGTCACACGCATGGTCTTATTGGTTGTTTTAGTTACGGCAGCCGCTGGTTGTCCGTGCATATGTAACACACCACCACTAGCCTGAGATAATACTCCTACTTCTGCGATAGTACCGTTACCTTCAGTCGTGCCATAGTAATGCTCTAACGTAATTATGTTATTGCTTACTGACTTAGTATCAGGAGCAACCCGTACTATCTCGGTTTCCATAGCAGTATCGGTTACAAGTGGGGTAGTTATGCC